GTGCTGGATAACCCCCAGCAGTATGACGACTCTGCCATTACCATAACGCCGGAGATGATCCAGATTCAGACGTTTATCTCTGACAAGAGTAAGCGCAACATCAACAACAAGGTACTGGCCCAGATGGGGAAGATGCCCGGTGAGGCGATGATGAGGAAGAAGGACGAGGATGGCCTTACCGCGGCTGACGCTTCCACCCAGATGGGCGCTGCGGGTACTCCTGTGCAGACAGGTGACGTAGCAGCAGCACGGTACATTATCACGTCCAATGCCACAGAGCCTGGGCCTCTCCCCATAGCGGGGGTATTCCACGGGTTCTGTATCAAGGACTTCTACGATGAGCTCGTAGCGGGTGTGGGGACGTACCCCGTGCCTGATGGGTCAACGGCGACTGTGTTTCAGTCTGCCTTCACCCTTCCTATCGCCAATGTGTCCATACACGAGGATGGCAACATATCCATCGACAGTTCAGATGATGCCAAGAACTTCGTGTTCTCCAAGTCGGCGTGGATACTGGTAGAGGGGATGACCATTAGAACTGAGTCCAAGCGTGAGCCCAACATCGCTGGTGGGGGCGACAGTCTGTTTATGACAGACGAGTTCGCCTACGGCCTGAGACTTGCCAACTGGACTCGTGAGATCATAGGTGACGCAACGGCACCTGCGTAAGGATATATGGTTAGCGTAGCAGAAAGACCGGGGGCAGAGGTCGTCCACTTCAGGATGACCTCTGCCCTGAACACGGTAACGAGGGCGGTAGTAGATGATGAGCCTTGCTATGTGCTGGCTGAGTTGAACCTTCCCTCACGGAGCGGCAGGTCCAAGAGCCGCTTTCAGATACTAAGAGTCGTGCGGGATGACCGGCTGGTCACAGCGTATGTGTATCTAGGGCCCGCCCGTACATTCAAGGCGGACCAACTTGTGATTCCAGGAGGGCAGGTCGAGCATGGTAAAGGGATAGCTTGGCACACTGTGGCAGAGCTACAGGAGTATGCAGATAAAATGCGGTCCAATCCCCTCTACAGGGAAACTGAGCCCTCCGATTTGCAGACGGCGTTCCAGAACATGGTAGAGGAAAAGAAGCGTCGAAGGCGCAACCAATCCAGCTTTGGGCCTGCGGGCCAGCTTGTTAGGAGTTAGATATGACAACCTCAGAGACAGTAGCAACGGCAGAAGCAGAAGAGGCATGGCGTGAGGCTATCGCCACGGAGCCGGAACCTGCTGCAGAGCTCCCCGACAGTTTTCTGAAGGTGGGGGAAATCATCAGCACTCCTTCGGAGTCATCTCCGGCTGCGTCCCGCGTAACGTCCCTTAGATACAAGGGATACCTACCGTACTGGGACACCAAAACGGGGGGCTATAATGAGTGTCCCCACTGGTTCCGTTGGCAGGTGGCTCAGATGACGCATGAAGACGGCACCAAGATGTATACCTTTACCAACCCTCATATTGCACCTGATTACGGCCAAGACCTATGTTGTCCTCTTAACCCTACTTCCCCGGAGCACCACCGTATTGAGGGACTGGGATTCAAGGCATGCAGGAGGGTGCACCTCCCGCACCAGGACGCCTTGGAGGCCCATGTGCAGAAGTCGCACAAGAGGGCTTATACGGCACTGAGGAGAGAGCGTGAGGATCGTATCAGGGATGAAGACAGGGAACTGCAAAGAGAGACTCTGAGAAGCAACCAGGAGTTGCTGAAAGCTATGCTCGGTGGGCCATCGCCTGCTGTGGCAATAGCACCCAACCCGACTGATGTGACTGATATCCCCTCACATGTACATAGGTATGGCAAGAGTGTGGGGGACGAGTGCAAAGTGGCGGGGTGTACGACAGTACGAACCGTTGCATATAAAAAGATGAAACGAAATAAGTAGAAGGAGGATGGACTAATGGCAGGACGAAATCCGTCTCCCGCCCATGTCGTGAAGCCCAGTGCTACGTCTGCGGACACAAGAAGCCGCAGTATAGGGCGCAGTGTAAAACAGGTGTCTGTTTTGGCAGTGACCAATGATGCGAATGACTTCATCACGCTCCCTTCCTTGGTGAGCGTCCCTGAAGGTCATCAGATTACCGTTTTGTGCAACGCGGGAGGCAACTTTGAGTTGCGTACCCCTGCGGGAAGCGCAGAAGAGATAAACAGCGAGGACTGTGACGGGACCAAGGAATATCTCTGCACCGATACACAGATTGTGTACGTCACAAAGATAAGCAACACCATCGGGTGGGAGGCTAATGCTTACACCGCCATTGGCGCTGTGGCAACTGCTGTAGTACCTGATTAAACACTTTAATTAAACAAATCCTTCTCCCATACAAGAGGTCTGGAAGGGCTGGATAGACCAAGGAGGTAATAATGCCAACAGAGATACTCGCTGCTAATCTAGGTCATCAGAGGCTGACTGGGGCATCCACGGGGGTATCCCTGACCACCTCGGCTGCTTTCACGCCGTTCATACGCGGCACCGAGCATGTCACGCTCTTGCCCCGCAACTTCTCCACGGCAGTTGTGGCAAGGTACGCGTTATGCCCCTACCTCGTAATCCTCAAGGCTGACTCCTCGGATGGTCTCAATACCAAGCCTCTGGACTACTCTGCCATTGCCCAGGACGGGTCCACTGCAACAAGTGTTGACCTGAGCAGCTTGGCGGCAGGGCGGTACATCTATGTTGGGTCGGCTGTCCCGTTCCGGGGGGTCAACATTGATGTGGACGGGGCGAACTCAACGGGGTCTACGGTACTGACTTCCTATTACTGGAATGGCTCTGCGTGGATAGACACATCGGATACCGATGGAACTATCAGCGGGGGAATATCGCTTGCTCAGGATGGGTCTGTGACGTGGACAGTGCCTTCGGCGTGGGTGTCTGCCAGCCTGGGGAAGATATTCACCACAGGGTCGGAGCCGATTGCTGCTGCGTTCAAGTGGAGGGACACCTCCATGTACTGGACTCGGTGGACGTGGAACCAAGCTATGGATTCCGCTGTAACCCTGGATCACATGCTAGGCATCAACGAGAGCACTGCCTATGCGGAGGTGTCTACGGGCGTCGCCACAGAGGGTAGGGTCAATCACGGGTTCGGGTCTAATGGGGTTGGAGGCGTTGAGGCTCTCACTGACGCCGGTACAGCCAACCTCCTGGTGAACTGTGCGGCACTTAACGGGTACTTCTCCACGGGTGTGGTTGAGAGTACATAAGGAGGCGATATGGTTAACCACTACCTTACACCCGGGGCGATTGTAGACTCCTCCCACACATGGGACGAAACACAGACGTTTGCAGACAGCACTGCCCTTGCCTTCGGTACGGGTGCTGATTCCAAGATATACTTTGACGGCTCTGACACCTACTGGGATTTGCAGGCCACTGGCACAGGCGGTCTGATGATTGCATTGGCTGACTCCCCTCCTGCACCTGATAATGATATGGTGCATATCTGGGCCGGCACGGCAGGGTCTACTACGGCTCCAAGCAATTCACTCCTCGTTTTAGAGGACAACAGTAATGATGTCGGCCTGACATTTCTCACTGGCAACTCTGGCGGAGCAAGAATCCAGTGGGGGGATGTAGCCGATAATGACGCAGGTCGGATTGAGTATGACCATGCTACTAATAGGTTTCAGTTTGCGATAGACGGGACGACAAGGCTCAAGTACACCGCTGCGACATTTGCCTTCCAAGAGGCGACGACTATCAGTACGAGTACGGGTGCTTTGACCCTTGACCCCACTGCAGGGCTGGCTCTCTCACTGGTCGCTGATACTGCTCAAGCGCAGACTACAACGGACGGATCAGCGACCTACCACGAAATAGACACACGCACGGGCACTGTAGGGGTTTATGCACATAAATTCGACTGTGCAAATCCCACTCTAGCGTCTGCGTCTAATGCAACATTCCAACTTGTAGAGTTCTCTGCTAATACCCTTACCCTAACAGGCACAACTACTGTAACCAGCAAGCAGAGCCAGATAAATATCTCAGCCATGACGATTACGGACACAAGTGCCGTGGAAGTGGAGATAGCATCCACTCTCCGAATCGAAGGCCCACCAAATACTGGTGGCAGTGTGACCATTGCTAATGGGTACGCCCTCTATGTGGATGCTGGTGCAGCTAGGTTTGACGGGGCCATCTCGTTGGCTGCTGACCACGGCGATGACGGACAACAGCTAACGTCTGGTGGCGATAACGCAGCCTGTGACTGGACTGCTGCCAGTTCCCTGCGAGAGCATAAGGATATTGGCAGCGAGGCTGATTCAGGCGAAGCGTTACAGGCAATGCTGGATAGCAAGGCATATCACTTCCGTTACAAGACAAAGAAGGGTACGGGAGACTCCAAGACAGAATACGTTGGTTTAATGGCTGATGATGCACCGTGGGCAATGCACTACAAGGGAACGATTGTCAACCCAGTTAATACTCTTGGTTACACTGTGCTGGCTGTGCAGGCATTGAACGAGAAAATCGAAAGGCTAGAGGCCCTACTTGCAAGTTAGTGAAGGAGATATAAGATGCCATTATCATCTAGTGAGAAGGTAACATTGGTCACTAATGCGTTGAAAGACCACATACCGTATGAGGGCTCAGGTTCGGACACCAGGAGCTTGGCGGCCCTGAAAGCTGCCTTCCTGAAGCGTCACTTGGACGGCATGGTGAAAAGCTACCAGAAGCAACAGGCTGATGCTGCACTAGAAGTCATAGCCACGGAGACGGTGGCCTAATGGACCCTGATTCTATGCAGGTTATCGAGAAGCAGTTGGAGGAGTACAAGCAGCAGGAGCAGGTAGCCATTGCTAATGTCCACCGTGTACAGGGGGCTCGGCTTGCCCTGGAGCAACTCCTGAACGGACACTTGCCCCTGGAACCTGATGTGGAGCCGATAACGACAGAACCTTCGGCGTAACCTCAGCTATCTCATGGGGGACTTCATCCTTGATCCCAGTGGCCCTGTGCCTACGTGCAGCGCCCAGGGCGCAGCGGATTATTCAACAGCCATAGATGCCCTGCTTGCCTACTATGATGACGACTACTTTAATGAGTGGTTCTTCGTCCTGCCTGATGGGCCTACGGGGAGCGGGACGTACGAGGTTACTCGGGTCTCTGACTTTACCAGCAGTAGCGGTACTATGACCTTGTCCCCAGTAGTATCGGCGCGGATTGCTAGTGCCCAGCCGTTTGAACTGCATAGGTATTCCCCAGCGTGGAAACACTTAGCATTAAATGCGGCACGGCTACAGGTAGTAGACACACTGTGGGCCCCACAGGTTCTTGAGGCGCTTGTTGTTGACAACATTCTGGATAACTGGGATTTCGAGAATTGGGCTAGTTCCTCCGCTGCTACCAACTGGGACAATAAAAACTCTCCCACGGTTGCCCAAGAGACAGCCCGGATGGCACACGGGTCATATTCCATAAAGGTGACTGCCTCTGCCGGGGGCACACGGGGGGTAGAGCAGAATATCCTCACGGTGTATCCCTCTGCTGTTAATATCAGTGAGATAGAGGGTAAGACCCTACATGTGCGGGGTTGGATATGGGCCAGTGTTGCAGATGCGGCCCGCATCCGTGTCACCTATGATGGTACGACTTATGACAACTCCAGCTATCACAGTGGGAGCTCAGAATGGGAGGGCCCTGGGCTTATATTCATTGATTCTGAAATATCAATGCCAGCCTCGGGGCAGGAGATGACCGTATCCTGTGAAGTCACCGCTGGGAACGTGGCTTACTTCGACATAGTGACAGCTTGGATAGACCCTCTGGTGCGATATACTACCCCTACGGCCATATACCGGTTGCCCACTGTTGTAAGACAGCAGAGTGACCGTGACAGGCCAGGGATTAACGGCAGGTATACCCACTTAACGAGATCAAACCCTCCCATTTCAGGGCGCATATTGCGTGTGGAAGGCAAAGGGTTGTTGTCAGAAGTTACAACAGAGGCCGGGACTATGGAGGTGTCGGCACCCGAGGACCAGATTCTATATGCTCATGCCCTGGAGTGGCTTGCGGACAGCAACATAGGCATGGCAAGCGGAGTGGCGAGGGCTGACATTGAAGCGGATAAGCAGCGGTGGCGCGTGAGGGCCGCGGAGCTTCGTAGCCGTGCCAGCATCAGGCCCCCATAC